GGATAATTTCAATTCCTCCGTCGCCTCAAAAACTGGCACTTCAAATGAGCCAATGAATTCTATTTGAAACTTGGGCGCTGCCGCTGCGGTTTCGGCAGCATTCGCGGCGGCCTCCGCAGCCTCACCTGCCTGACTGAGCGGAACTTCGACTTCATCTTCTACGAAGTTTCCCTCAATCGCTTCAGGGCGAATATCACCAGGAGCCAGAAATGCCTTATCGCGAACTGCGGTTGTTGCCGCCACATCTCCCTCCTTTATAGCTCCAGCAAAACCCGTGATTTGTATAATTTCAAATGGAGCATCGCGAGGAATACCGGCAAATTCAAACGCTAATTCTGTCTGAGCGCCACCTTCATCCTCTATAAGGGCGGAATCCTTCTCTAAATCTATTGCAACTATTCGATAATTCCCAACAGGTTCTCCATCAGCAGATGCGCCCTGAAAAGTCTGTCCCACCTGAAGATCCTGAAGTTCTACAAAACGTTCAAAGGGGCGTTTTTTAATAACATAGGCCACGCGAACACCGAGGTCTTCATCAAAAGTATCAGTATCTTCCGTAATAACTCTCGGAAAATCGTAGAGTCTGTTATTAATACCATTCGGCATGACTCGTATTAAGTCTGTTTCACGAAAATAGATATGTCCTATAACTGGCCCACCGTATTTTGTGCTATCTATCCATACTTGGTCACCTAATTCTAGAAAAAGACGTGGATCCAAATCTCCCTCAGATGCCTCCACAACTGCATTGGCAACATTTTCAACGTTCGCCACCTCTTCCTCTGTTGGCTGTAATTCAACGGGACTTTCATCGCCCTCTGGAAGATTTAATAAATCCATGTCAATTTAGAACAGCGGGCTCTGCCTTACTTTTGATGCCTAAAATTATCCCTGACAATCTAAACACTCGACACTTTCTATAAAGTAAGAATGCCAAATTTCAAATTAAATTGGGATACAGTTTGTGCTGAAAAGGATGTTATTGAAGTAAAACATTTCCCTTTGAATCCAAGTTTTTTGCTCACGAAATTGTCAAATAAGAGTCAGGATGTTGGAGAAAGACTTGCGTGGTATAGATCCGTTGTATGGGAGAAAAGTGAACATTCTGAAATGGAATATTATACTCCTGTATGTGTAGCACCGCCGCGTGCCTGGGAAGTTGCAAATGAATTTACAGACATTTCTAACGGTATGATTGAGGACTTTGTAGAGGGGACGATGGTAAATGTCTTTGTTACTGCCGCTCATACTGTTCCTCAGATTACGACTCGTTCAAGTCTTGGAGCAACCGGAACATTTTACTCTGAGCGGACATTCAGGGATCTTTTCATGGATGCACTAGAGGCCAAAGGAAAAACTCTGAGCGCCGATGTATTTTCACTGGGAGCAGGTGAAAAAGCGAGATTTTGGAGTTTCGTCTTGGCACATCCCCAGAATCGTATTGTGGAGGACGTAAAAAGTGCGAATTTGACTCTAGTCCATGAGGGCTGGGTTGATTCTGAGAAGAATATTACAGTTATTCAGCGGCCTTCTTCATTCTGGCAACTCCCTGTAAAGTATGAAAGTGAAAAGACGGTGGATTCAGTTACCAGTCTCATGAATACCCTGGGAAGCACATATGGTCCTACTTGGCAGGGGCTGGTCGTTCGAATGCCCGATGGAAATCGTCTAAAGTTTGTTCAGACGGCCTATACGCGTCTGCGGAATTGGCGTCAGGAGCCGAATAGGGATGTTCGACTGCTTTGGCTTGTGAGGGAAAATTCGAAAGTTGTTGCGGAATATATCAAATATTTTCCAGAGGATTTGGAACGATTTTTGGAATTGAATAAAATCCTAGGACGTATTTACCGAGAACTATACGGTGAATACCAGGCAGTTCATATTAAACATAATAAGAAATTGGAGGCTGCCATTGATTTTTATCGTCCTCATGTATTTTCTCTTCATGGTCTATATATCAATACACTGAAACCTAAAAAGTGGTTCGTGCGTATGAAGGAAGTGCGGGACTATATAGGAAATATGCCGTGGCAGCGTCTGAATTACATTATTCGTCGAATTGAGGGTAAAGTATCTGCTCCTGTGGCGACGGTTGTGACGGAATCTGAATTATCTGTAGTCCAAGGGTGAAAATTGAAATAGTTTCATTTCAATATACAAATAGAAATTAGTAATAGTAATAAAAACTAAATAAAAACAAAATGAATTTTAATAAATTTCGTTTTTATCACTGTATTCCAGACCAATTAGGAGATTTTAATTGTCAACGTATAAAAGAAAGTAATTTTCAACGACAGCCAAATAGTCGTATTGTTGTTATTAATAATAGTTGGCCAAAATTATTCGATTTTGTCTATCTGACATGGAATTTATCGCCTATGGATGTGCATATTATAAAGTAATCTATGGTGCGGCCGTTGCAGCTGGGCGGATTCGCACAGGAGTCCCCTTCGGAACTCGGGAGCCATTGGGGCGGGCCTTGGACGGAGCCGCTGCCGCTGCTGTTCCCGCTGCACCCCCCATCAAGCCCACAATCCAGGCTTCGCGCATTTCACGAAAGAGTGCAACGCATCCACGGCATGCCTGCGCCACTACGTCACGGGCTGTTTTTTCATCATTGTCCTTTACAGCAATGCGGAGGAGCATTTCGTCGCGAAGAGGATGCGGAATTTTATAACCGCAATATGTGACTTGCCCACCATCCATCATATTCATACAAATCCAAGTTTGTAGGAGATTTCCAAGAGTATGGTCTTGATTACTGAATAGGAAGTCAAATGAAAGCATCTTGGCATCACTGGGTGGCGTGGGATAAATAGCAAGGTCTGTAGGATGATTCTCGCCCGCAGTTCCGATATTCACGAATCGTGTCGCCATGGCCTCGCCGACTTCACAGGCACGCTGGACTATATAGGGAATGGGAAGAACACCCGCCGTTTCAATCGTAAAATCGAAACTGTATGGCTCTCCAGCTTCGTCTTGTAGAAAAGTCCGCGCGATTTCCATCGTATTGAATTCTCGTTCGAGGGCCTTGTATCTCTCGGAACTCTTTTCGATGGAGCCAGGAACAACTTTTTTCATTGTAATCAGCCAGCGTTCGAAATTCTGTGCAATACGTGCTGGGTTAGAGTCACGGGTATATTCATAGGAACACTGTGTGACGGGAATGAATCGCGCATTTTCACGACCAACCCCCAGACTCGCCTTGGCGACGATTTCAACTCTCTGTGGAGTATCTGTGCCAGTTGGCTGGAGACGTGTAATTAATACATGGTCTCCTGAAATTGGGTCCGGTTTGAAGAAAGTATCTGTCGGGATTTTGCGAGGTTCGATGGTCTCCTGCCCGACTTCCTGAGTTTCATAGATTTCGAAATCGGCAGTTGTAACATCTACCGCATTATCTTGAGAACCTGTTTTGCTGAGTTTGAATGTATATCCAGCTGGATTCCACTTTAGTGGTTCCTGGACCGCAAGAGGAATTAGTCCTACACGATGAGCCAGCATTTCATTCGTCATTGGCGTATCATTTTGAATGATAGTGACATCGGTTGTGGTTCCTTCCGAAGTCATATCGGCGCGAAATCCGACGGATTCAACTCCTGTCATTATTAGTCTACGAAGCGTATTTGCGTAGGTCACATGTGTTGGAGACATTCGGAATTTATACGTCAAGAAATTAGGTTTGTCAATATTTGTAAATTGAACAGGCATTCTTTCTACTTTCGGTCGTGTCAAAGTCGCGAGCTATTGGACTCGTGGACTCGCAGCTCTTTTTAATTAAGTTCGATTTCTGTTTAGGTATTTTCCGAATGACGTGATTTTCAAATTTTTGGATCGATTTGAGTGATGGTAACTTTCGAAAGTGTGGAACAAATCCTGACTGAAGTTTAATATTAGTCGTTAGGGAGGAAAGTGACTTTATAGAATAGTCCGATGAGCAGACCAGGTCATAATCCTCAGCAACAAGCAATTCATATTTGTTTTTATTCAACAAAATGTGAATGGTGTAAGGCATTCATAACAGAGTTGTCTTTGACCCCGTATAAGTCAGAGTTCCGTTTTATGAATGTAGATCCGAATCCACAAAGGGGACCTTTGCCGCAGTGGTTGAAAAAGGTTCCGACGTTGGTGATAGCGGGTGAACCAGAACCGAGAACAGATGCGGATGTCATGAATTGGCTCTACGAAAGAAAACTCAAAGATGGACGTTCCGGACATGCCTCTGTAACTGGGGCTCAACCTGGCGGAGAAGATCCTGGAGAACCTGCTCCGTTTGCTTTTGGAGAGATGGGGGGAATATACGACGATGCTTTCAGTATGGTCGACGACTCCGAGACTCATCCGATGAGCCATAATTTTTCATTCCTGGCTGGCTCTGCAGCACAGGGCACACGAGAAGGTCAGCAATTTCAAATGGGCGGGTCGGAATCTCAGGGTGACCACCGCTCTAAAAAGGAAAAAATGTTCGACGCCCAAATGGAGGCCTATCAGAGAGAGCGTAACAATGGAATACCACAAATGCCACGTAGACAGTAAATTGCCAAAAAGGTCTAAAGATTTATGAATACTTTCTATTAAGGTGCGCATAGGACTTAATAGAAAATGTCATCGAATATTGCCTCTTCTGCCCTATCGGCCTTTAACGCCCAACTTGTTGGCTTTTTTGAGGAGCTAGTTCTGGTGTTTCCCGAGGAGCGAGATGTGAAATCTGCGCTCGAGGCTATCAAGGGTGCGAAGAGAATTAATCCGAGGCTCATTCTTGATTTATTCTATAATCATATCTATACGGAGTTTGGAGATGCTATTCAAAAAGAGAACTTGGAATTTATTCAGGTAAAGGCCCGAAATAAAATTCAGAAAGAATTCAATGAGGTTATGCCTGCCCTTGTGATTTTTGATAAACACTGGGATGGATTGACGGAGTCGAATCGCCGTGGTATTTGGAATTATTTGAAAGTGCTGTGTATTCTGTGCGAGAAGGCACGAGGTGCGCGTTTTTAGAGTGTAAAAGAACGTAAAGAAACTAGATATGGAGTGGCAGATGAGTGGCGACGATAAGCATAGCAACAGCGAAAAAACCAGCACTAGTCCTTTCTCTGTTCAGTTATTGGCGTATTGTGACGAATTGGCGGAGACATTTCCCGAGTATGTGGCGCAAATTAACAGTGTTCGAAATGCAGATCACAATACTCTTATGAAGTTTTTCAGTGAGGCTCTGGCGAAACTTCGTAGCGATGGTCAGGTGGCTGCGGCTGCAGGCCATGGGTTGTCTGTAATGCCGACCGCATTTCTGCCAGGTATTCCTGTAGATTCGACATTGTGGCAATCTCTATCAAGTCAGACACAAAGTGCCATATGTGAATACATTCGTATTTTGGGAATGTGTGCTTTTTTCGAAGGCGGAGAATCCTTTGAGGCCGCGCAGGAGCAATGGCAGAAATTTATGGAAGAATATGTTAACAATGTTGAATTTACGAAATTGACAGAAACTTTACAGCATTTTATGAATAAATTTACAAAAAAAACAAATGGCACTTCCGAGGCTGACACAGGTGGCACAGCAGAGGCTACTGTGGAGGGCGAGGGCGAGGGCGAGGGTGAGGATAAGGGCGCTGGAACGGCGTCGTCTTTTTTTGGGAATGGATTTCCGAAATTGCCCGAGCGTTTTCTCCACGGGCATTTGGCCAAACTAGCCGAGGAATTGGTAAGGGATATTCGTCCTGAAGATTTAGGACTAACCCCTCAAATGCTTCAACAATTGGAGGAATCGCCGTCACGAGCATTAGAACTTATGATGGAAGTTTTTTCCCGAAATCCACAAGTTCTACAAAATACGTTTCAAAGAATCGGGCGACAACTCCAACAGAAAGTCGCATCAGGGCAAATTAAGGCAAATGAAATTGCCCGTGAGGCAGAAGAGCTAATGAAAGAGTTTGCCGAGAATACTGACTTCGTAGCAATGATGGAAGGATTGAAGTCTGCTTTTGGAATGGAAGACATGGAGATTGCTCGCAAGGCAGGAAAAGAAGGTTCGGCAAGAATGGCGGCGGTGAAGGCCCGCCTTCAGAAGAAAAAGGAGGCGAAGGATGCTGCTCTCGCAGCAGCGGCTGCTGCAGCTGCCTCTCCAGGCTCAGCATATCCAGGACAAAATGTAGTATCTGTGCCATCTATTGATGATTTGGTTCATCAAATCGAATCAACAGGAAATAGAAATAATTCTAAGAATTCCAAGAAAGTGAACAGTGGAAAAACAAAAAAGTAAAATAACTACTAAATAGGGAATTCCATCTACTAAGATGGATCAAGTAGTTGAACAAAAAATATTATGTGAAACTCCTTTTTGGAAGGATCCTCTGATAATATTTCGCAATTTTAACTTCAAATATTGTGGCGCCTGTAAGAACCAGATATGGAATTTTATTGCCCGGCTAGCGATATTTGCTACTATTGCCAGCATGGTTTTCATGGCAGTTGGATATGGAATCGTAATAGTTCCTGTGGTTGTTAGTGTGGTGGTTGTTTTTGGTAGTGTAATTCTATTAAATAAGTCAGCACTTTGGAAAGAAACACAAGTAACAGGGCGTTGGAAGACTCTGCCAAGTATTGATGTAGTTGAGAGCGATAATACTAAAAGAGAGCGGACTGTGGAAGAAAAGACACCGAAAACGGCGGGCGAAAAAGCGAAGGAACAGAATGATGCCATGAAAGCCCTGGCAAAACAAACTCAGGCCTGGATACAATCCCAGGCCAACGCACGCGGCTACGATCAGGTTGATATTGGCCCTATAGATCATTCTGAAAAACAAAAACACCCACAGGATAAGGTAGAGGGATACGAAAATATGATTGGAAACGGTGACGAATTACCGACATCAGGAATTGGAGCGGCACCCTATCAAGCCTTCCGAGCTATTCCGGATTACGCCCAGCCAGCAGCTCGCAATCCATTCATGAACATATTATTGGATGAATACAAATATAACCCTACTCGTCCAGCAGCTGCTCCAGTAACAGATCCCCTCGTTAAGTCTACTCTCGATGATTTTTTCCGAGTTCAATGGTTCAGTGACCCCACGGATGTTTTTGGAAGAAACCAGAGTCAGCGCCAGTTTGTCTCCCAGCCCGTCACAAGTGTTCCGAATGACCAGAAGAGTTACCAGGAATGGCTATATAAGATACCAGGGAAGACGTGTAAAGAGGGAGGATGCACCGCGTGTCTGCCAGGCACGGATGGCGGACCTATTACTTGGCTAAATCAGGAATTTTAGTGGCTTCATAGGGGATTCTGAGTAATTAGCCTGGGTTTTTTATTACGACATGTGAAGCGGCGTAGAGTGCGACGTTGTTCTTTCCGCTGAACGACGGATTTGACACAAATTCCAATGGCAGCCTGTTCACGAGCGGCTGCACTCGAGACAGTTCTACCTAGACTTTTGCGGAGTTTTACTGTTTTACGGACTTTCTTTATACATGAGCATAGTTTTTTCGCAAGAGATGGCGCTGCGGCTTCATTCCTATCGCGGTGACTGCGGTAGAGGCGACTCATTTCTATAAAATTATTTGGTTTTTTATTGTCACCAGACAGGTAAAGGCTCCGTCCCTGACTACAAAGAGATGGATATCAACCGAATGACGCATTCCCGAGATGATTTATGTGGTATTCAATCCTATTATTCTCAGAGTATTGGGCCAGGACGCTACATTACAACGAATTTAGTTCCAAAGGCGTCCGGTGTAAATCCTCTGGCCGTCGAACAATTACTTATCTATCCGCGTGAAGGTTACGGTTGGAATAATGCACAGATTGATGCGGACAGCATTCAGCGTCTTCAGCCAGGTTTCAAAAATAATCGCTGCCTAACTCGGTCACAGGCACGCCCGTTCCTGACAGTTCCGTATATGGCGGGCGGACGAGGTAACCAGGATGTAGAATCATTCTTGCTACACTCCGAGCAAGTGCGCATGGGTAAGGAATGCGGGACTGTGACGGAGCAGTTCTTCGACCAGCAGTATACCCCTATGATTCCTCTGTTATCAAAGAATGTTCAGGACCCTCAAAATCTTGTCCAAGAAGTGGCTGCGTCTGGATGGGTGAGAGGAGGATTACCGTCTCGGTCCTACTTACGTGATGTCAATTGCTAGAAAAATTATGATGATTTTATTGAATAATACAACTATTTTATGGATAAATGTATTATTCTCGACTAATACTAAAATTATTATCTGCGCTTTTGCCTCATATTTTCACCCCTATTCAGGTAGATGAGCGCTATTAGTGAGGCGTTTCAACCGCCTATTCAAAGCCCAATCAAAGTGTTGGGTGTTCCGATAGAATTGGAGTCGAGACGTTTAGACGAGCGCAAGGAAAATCCGCAGGCCTATGATTTCCTACCAAGTCAATATATTCATGTTGAACCGAAGCGACATGTTCTAGGCTTGATAGGAGGTAATGAGGCGAGCTTGATTGCAGGAAACATGGTGGATTTGGAGTCTGATTTGAGAGGAATTAATATTCCGAATACATTTGCTCCGTGGAGACAATATCAGGCGCCTACTGTGGCAAGTGTGGCGTCGGGACAAATATTACGGAAAAATACAAAGATAGACTTGACCATAGATGTTCGCCCGCGGCATTTGCCCGCCTATCAGATGTGGGCCTATCCAGGAATTCAGGGACCAGCACCGATGGTAAGCGAGGTCTGTCGGCAGCCCGAGAAATACTAAGTTTTCATCGGTATCTCTTCAGTATTTTCTATGATTTTGTATATGCCAGGAGAAATCCCAGACTTGAAAAAATTGACACATCCCTTACGTTTTGACTCGAATATAAGTTATGTTTTAATCTAATATTAAGTGATTATACACTAAGTAGAAATGTGTAAGGCATTGACTCGTGAACTTCGCCGCTGTCGGCATCCTTCTCGAGAGGGCGACTATTGTTCGGCACATAATTTAAATATTCGACCAAATGGTGATGATACAAATGGGCCAAATCTAGCCTCAATATGTTCTCGGATTCGTAATTCGTATTTTGATACTAATCTACGTCTATATCCCCAATTTAGTCATGCCCTCCCCAATGAACAGACACGTCAGTATATATTTGGAGAGGTCATGCCCTTCCTGCGAGATTGCTGGAAAATGGGAATCGGGAACACAAATTTTCCAATTGAAACATTACAACTCCACTATGAAGTTTTGGGAGAACCTACACAAATAGAGTTGCCGCCTCGAAGACTAACACCTGAACAGCGTGAAAATGAACATACATTACTTCGTGAAGCAATGCAACAACGTCTTCGGGCAGCGATGCGACGACCTCTAAATTATAACGGTTTGAATGTTATTCCACAACAAGAGGTATTAAATAACGCAATCTTGCCGCCACCTCTGCCTCCTCCTCTCAGTAATTTGCCATCTATTTCAAATGATCCTCAGAGTGTTCATAGGGAAAGTGTGAATAAAAGTGTAACAGATAGTATTAAAGTTCTGAAGCTAATATCTTGGAGTCCAAGTAAGTGGCCTATTCTACACGAATCAGGGAAACTCCCAGGAGGACGAAAATTATTTGAGTATATTTACTTATGGAGTGATATTTATAAGCGTGAAGAATCAAAAGAACTGTTTCCTAAGTTGTTCCCTCTCCTTGAAAAAAATTATATTTCTGGCCTAGTAAATATTGAAGATGAAGTATTTGGAATTAAACCATGGACCGCACTTTATAAGGTGTGTCAGTGGACGTGGGAACGCCCACTAGAAGAACAAAAGGAGATTTTCAAACGAATGCTGGATGAAATATACGAAGGTCGCGACATGTGTCTTCAAGGAAAAGTTTCGCGTATTATTAATATTCTATGTGGTTTCCATCCTGAAATACAAGTCGGTTTGAGTGGTAAAGAAATGCTACAGGATAGAATGGCCAGGCTTGCCAATCAGGAGGGTATGGATATTGAGTTGCGGATGGAAGAGGGTCGCGGCATTCTGCGAGATGCGGCTGTTCCCGAAGAAGAATGGAATGTATGGCTCGAGCCTTTGCTATTATTTTAGACCAATAAATATAATGCTTTCCATTGGGATGGCTATATAAAAACAATCTAATATTTCAAACCCCTATTTAGTAAAGAATAGACCATAGTTCATAGATCTAAAATGACAAAAAAAATAATTGTAATTTTTCACAGAGATCTTCGGACTACTGATCACAATGGTATTCGGGCAGCCCGAGAAGCATATCCTGATTGTCGCTTACTTCCCATTTTTATTTTTACACCCGAACAAGTTGATTCAGTGAAAAATCCATATAAATCAGCGAATTCCGTGAGATTTATGATAGAAAGTCTTCAAGATCTTGAAGAACAAACCTCAAATACTCTGACACTTTATTACGGGCAAACACTCGATATACTACAGAGTCTCATTGTAAAACTATTGCCAGACTTGGTAGGAATCGTTGAAACAGCTGATTATACTCCTTATGCTCTGAAACGTCAACAAGAAATACGAGGCCTATGCGCTCTTAATTCGATTACATATTACTTAACAGAGGATTGTTATTTAACTCCGCCAGGCACTGTGACCAATGCTCAGGGACGGATGTTTCAGAAATTTACTCCATTCTGGGAATCGGCTAGACGGAGACAAGTTGCCAGGCCCTTGCCAGCTCCCAGGCGGACAGTATGGGAACGTGGTCCTGAGCTGGGCGGTGGAGCGAGAGGAGAAATCATTTCCTTGACAGATGCTCGTCGTCGATTCATAGGGCCCGCCAGTAGATTAGGAAACAGCGTTCGTCATGGAGGTCGCCAGGAAGGTCTTAAACTCCTGCAAAATCTACCCGAAAAATACGACACCACGCGGGACCTGCTGGCCCATGAAACAAGCCGTCTCAGTGCTCACAATCATTATGGCACGATTAGTATTCGAGAAGTATATTGGACTGCAAAGGATGCCGCGAACAAACATCTCGATGAATTTATAAGACAATTATATTGGCGGGATTTCTATGGGCATATTTGCTATGCGTTTGATACACTCTATGGAGTAAATCCCTATAACTTTTGGACGGAGGCTGATACCGATCCTAAACGCCGTGAAAAAGCTTCAGGGCCGGCATACACTGACCCCAAAATTCGACAGGCCTTTGAAGCCTGGACGCGTGGAGAGACTGGAGAAGACCTGGTAGATGCTGGCATGAAACAGCTCCTCGCCGAGGGATTTATTCATAATCGTGCCCGCCTCGTCGTTGCCGACTATTTAGTAAAAGGCCTGGGAGTTCCCTGGCGCTGGGGTGAACGCTGGTTTGCTCAGCATTTAGTCGACTATGACTTCGCCCAGAATTTCGGAAATTGGTGTTGGGTTGCTTCGGTGTTGCCTTTTAGCCAGGCGCCGTTCCGTCGACACATTCCTGAGAGGATACAGGCACGTCTTGACCCTGAGCTGGAATATACGATTCAGTGGCTGGGGGAGGATGAGGACGAAGAATAATTGTCCTGGGAGTCGGGTCGAGCTCATATGTTCCAAAACAGAATACAGTGTGTATTGCTCCAACAAATTGAGGAATGACGTGGACTTTTAATCGTTTCTGGGAAGCTTCTCTGCCTATTTCACCCAGAATACGCGGAATATCTGATTCATTGCAATATATTATCTCCATTGGGACTAATCTGTGCTGAATATTTGGAAAGCTTTAGTTTCAGTTTCAAAATTTGTTCTATCATACTATTATGATATAATATCATACTATTATGATATAATATCATGATAAACTATTAAAAATCAGATTCTATAATAGCAAATAATGCTATTATAATGGAAACTTTTCAACCACTCCCGAGAGACTTAATAGGAAAAATATTGAATTTTTACGACGATTTTCAAACACAGGCAGCCATTCAAAGAAAACGCGAATTTGACATCCTATATGGTCCTGTATGGAGTAATGTATTGTCGGATGTAAGAGCGAATGTGCCCGCGTATAGAGTTTCAGTTATAAATTACGAAGGGTTGAATATTAATATTTTTTTTCGATTACCTGATTGTGATGTAAAAGATTTTCGTCTGAGAGCGCTTTTCAATTCGTGGACATATACATTAAACAGATCAGCCTTGGGCCTTCCGAGGCAATTATTTTATCTACAGCAACAATAATACGAAAGACTTGGTAGGGAAATGACCTACTGTCCTGTAAATCAGCAGGCTCTGACGCGTCCTCGTTTCGACGATTTTCACCAATCCGATGACATGCGAATAACATCTTACGCTGGTCGCTATTACTTAAATCCTCCGGCTCGCAACTGCCCTACTGTCTATCCAGTCAATGTTACGACACGTATTCAACAAAGCGGTGCTTCTTGGCCGACGGGTCTCTGGAGGACAGACGTGGAGTCCGATTTGCGTGGTGTGGATCGCATAGGAAGTCGCATACGATGTGAAGACCGCCAGTACAATCCAGATACGAATTTTTTCACCAATCGGGAATATTCTGATGCTCAGGACATGGAAATTCCTATGACCTTTGCACGTATGGACGATCCTCCTTGCACTCTGCGTGCTACAGGTTGGAATCGATGGTATCCACTGATTCACAATCCTCAAGAAACCTATGAAACACCATTTGATTTTTTCATACCGAGCCGCGACCTTGATAAAGAGCGCTACAATACCCATCAGAATATGCAGTGTAATATTCACCAGACACTGAATCCAGGTGACCCGACGGCTGCCCGACAGCCATCAGCCAAACAGCCAATTTACTAACGGCTTTGAAAATCTATTTTCATAAAGCGCCCCATGAATGTCCTCCACATATTATTACTATGGACATTTCTCATATACCAGTCTTTACAGGATTCAGACATTTTTTTCCAGGTTGTTTCATCTATGGAAGCCAATTTGGTCTTTAATTCACCAGGTGTATTGATACGAATAAAATGAACATTCTCTATCAAAGGCTCCATATACGTATCCACACACACTTCAGGGGTTACGATTGGAACCGTTCCTAGTGCCATTAGCTCAACTTCTCGGTGACATTTCGCACCATATCCTCGCAAAGCCAAACCATACTTTGCAGATGATATTTTCTCTAAATATTCCTGTTGAGTAAATTTGTGTTTTGATCCCTGTGTGCAATGATATTCACTCAATACATTTGCCCAATCAATATTGCTACGATATTTTCCTTGGATACTATTTTCAATATTTCCAATGAATATACTTTCGACGGGTCGCTCAGACCAAGATTTATTTGCTGCGCCTTTATCTTTAATCAGCTTTTCAAGTAACATAGGTCTACGAGGCCAGTAAATCCATGGGAATGCGGTAAGACCTTTTGAATTTAGTAAATTTAAGTCGGCACTACTACAATTTCCCACAAAAGCACATAATATTTCTTTTTTTTCTACACGTTCCCATTCTATCCAATTAATTGTATCACGATCATACAGAAGAATATTTGGTTCCAAGTAGAGATTTTTATTGCTATCATAGACTAATTCTATGTCCGAGTTCTTCTTATAAAGTAGTATTACTTCTTCGCGAAAACTATCATTTAGGTGATCCCATGGGTAAAACTGGGGCTGTTTGGGAATATAAATCTTCCACTTCCCAGTGGAAATTCGGCTAATAATAGCAAGTTCCCGTGAATAAGTCGAACCTGCTTGCTTCAAAAGTGAAATGATTAAATTATTGAAACCCTGCTCCTCTTTTCTATTAAAATGTGAATGGATGAAGCCAAGTGGATTTCCTTTATAAGTTATTTGTTGGAAGGTATTTATGGAAAAATATGATACCATTTTGGATGCGGGTTCATCGCCCTGTTGAATTCTCCACCAACTCATGTTGTAATTTGGGTCAAACTCAAACTTGCTGTAAGTGCGTGCTAAATCTTCAATTGAGGCCTGGTCATAATATCGCGAAGTCTCAGTATATTTTCGCCAGTCACTTGGAACATTCTTATTTTTAGTCCATAATACTCCTCCATTATAATAACCAAACTTATCCGTATCTTTTTTCCTAATAAAATGCGGAGAAACTCCTAATTCTTTCGTATTGTCAATACAATTTATTACATTACAAACTATTATATCGCTATCCAGGAATAATGTGTCAGGATATAATTCAAGAGCACGATCAATTGCAACTGTTTTCATCATTTGAAATTCAGTCCATGATTTATCCTCTTCCATTTGGGCCCGATTTTTTCCTTTATAGGGGTTCAGTGATTCAATCCATATAATATTTAAATCGATCGGACATGAATTCGAGCACTGCTCGATATATTTGTGAGTTGTATCGTCACATAAACAAATGATTGGCTCACCGCGATGATGACAAGATAGACTTAATAATAGTCCTAATAATTCATCTTTACATTTTTCAGTCGCCAATGTGCAGAAACTGCTTGGCTTTGACATTTTATCAAAAATAATCGAAATGCTTTATATTCCTATTGAGTTATAAATAAAAATAAATTAACAACTAAGCGGTAGATGGAAGTCGCCGTGCTCGCCAGTTTGCTCGGTCTAGGCTTCGCCGTCAGTAAATTAGGCGGTGGGCCAGCCTCCGCCAATAATGGCAAAAATCGAGGAGTTGTCAATGTTAAACAGCCCAAAATGAGTGGCCGTGCTGATGGAGGGGGCGGTATTTTTACGCTCGGCCAGGCTGCAAAAACCGTCGAGGGATTTATTCCAGCTGCTTGTGGTCCGGACCGAGACCCCTTGACAAATACCCCAAAGGGAGGTTCCGCCGTCGGATTTTCACCCGAACTGGACCAAATGTATCAATATCCGAATGGACAGATTTATCCATCCGAACCGAATCCAGGCCCCCATGGTTCAGCTTTCGGTCATGCCACACAAAAACCTGCAAGGCTTCCGGATTCTGCGAAACTAGGTGGCTCTGCTATATCCAGTCATCTGCCTGAGCCGCAGCCGATCGATTGCAATGTTCCTATGGTTGAACTACGGTCTGATGGTGTTGAAACCAATCCCAATTATCTGGCTGGGGACTTTGTAGTGAGTCCTCTTTCAGGCCAGAAAATACCAACCAAGGAATTCCGACACAATAACATGCAGCCCTTCTTTGGTGGCTCAGTAAAACAGAATATCAGTGCGCAGGCCAATCAGAGTCGCCTAGATGCTTACACTGGCGGAGGCAGCACCCAGATAGCCAAACGCGAGGTTGAGAATATGTTCCAGAATGCACAGGCACCCTACGGAAATCCATTCGGCATGGAAAATCAAACGGAATTTTTCCAATCTCGTGTTGTGGACCCCAATGTGCGAAATGGCGAACGCCCTTTTGAACCCGTCAATGTTGGCTCAGGAATTGGCGAAGACTATGGATTTCTCGGTAAGGGTGGATTCCAGCAAATGGAAGTGAACGAAATCATGCGTGGTGCTATGAAAACAAATGTAACACGAACGGCGGACAACCCACAACTTACCTATAAAGGTGTAATGGTGCCAGGCAAACACTTCGTTGGAACTGCACCTGATTCCAAGACATATGGCGAAGTTCGTAAATATAAGCCTGATACATTCTACATTGATGAGGGTGGTGAGAGATTATTCACAACAAATGGTGAATACATCGCTGAAACCGCTCGCTCGGTCCAAGTAATGCCATTTACAAGTCGCAGTGAAACAACGAGTGAACTGGTTGGAACACCTGTTAGCACTGACTATGAAGCAAATTATGTTGCTGGGGCGTATCGCAATCCGATGACACAGCAGTATGGTGGAGCTGGTTTTCGAAATGCGAACTTGGAAACATATTACACGAAGGATATGGATTCTCCTGAGGCCGACTATGGTAAGAGTAGTTATGAGAATAAAGCCAATGAGCGCGACCAGACTTCACAGCGTGTCATGGGTCTCAATTTAGTGCCGGCTGATACCGGTCTGGTTCAGGCACATCCAGGAGATGATGCGCGGCCTACTCGGCGCTCAGAAACCGTGGGCAATGTTCGTCTGGCTGGCACTGGCAATCTATATGACGACAAGGCCCCTGCAATTACCGTGTGGGATCCCCAAGATGTTGCCCGCACAACTGTCAAAGAATCTACAATTTACTTGGATCGTCCTGGTATTGCTGCGTCGGGCTCGGCGCCGAATCGTCTCAAAGTATATGACCCAGATGATATTGCCCGTCCTACTCAGAAATCACAGCTTAGCAATCATAACTGGACTGGGCCCAGTTTATCTGCATCTAAGGATGGGATGGACACACAATTTGCTTACAATATGCGAACCAATCCAAATAAAGAGGTCATTGCTCGTGGACGTAAGCCTATTGCTGGTTCAGGTGGCCTTGCCGTATTTACTGGCGAAATCCATCAGACTACCAAGAGACTTGACACAGATAGTATTAATGATCGCGCCAATGCAATCAATAGAACTGCAATCGAGGTTACGCCAGGAGTGGGTGATATTGGTCGGATAGAGTATCGTGTTCCGCTCAAATTGGATGTCAGTCGTGAGCGGAATACATATGATATGGTTCAAGCAGTCGACGATAATCCTCTCCAACAGAGTCTACATAAGAATGCTGCACATGACAGTGAGCTACTCAGGGAACTAGGATTCTAGACCAATGAACAATTCGCCACCCATGGATGGGTGTTATTAGTTGGAAAAAATTGAGGGATATCTGTCGATTCTACAAAATAATAAATGGATTCCACTGGAGATTCGTGCCCCAGAGCATGTATTCTTTCAGAAGCTTTCGTAGAAAATTATAGTTATTTGCTGGGATTTCCTGTTACTACTCCATTTCTATTAAGCACGCGTCCCTATGAATCTCAGGATATATTAACACAGAATGGATATGGTGGTTCATACATCAATATACAAGATAATATTGCATTTAAGACACTCTGGCAAATGTATTGGAAAGCGAGAAATACAGAAGATTGGGTAAAAATTTGGTTGTAATACTAGCAAACAATCTAAATACACACATAATATTTCCTATAAAGTAATTTCATGTCTGTATCTTTTTTTTCAAATCCTATTATTGTAACTGGACCAGCAGGATGCGGGAAAAGTTATTTTATTAAAAGAAAGGCGGTGGAGGAGGGAAAAATATTACTACATTGTCCCTGTAGAAAAGACCGGACTCTTCGAGAAGGGCGGCAAATTCTTCATACGTGGGCAAAACGCTCAGAGAATTCCGTTATTTGGCTGGAGGGCGCCGATGATTTGACTCCAGAATCCCAGGCATTTCTACGTAGAATTTCAGAGACTCATTCGCCATTTGTAAGTTTTGTTTTGGAATGTCGAGATGGTTCGAAACTTCAAGAGCCGATTCGGTCTCGTTATTCTATTTGGAATGTGACTAGGCCCAACTGGGATGAACTAAATAGAGAATTTCCAGAATTGGAGAAATATTCGGAAATAAAGATGTATTTAGAGCCGTGGGAATACTCCTATCGAAAAATACAACATTGTTTTGATTTAATACAGAACCATCCTGAAGATTGGCAAAAATGGGTCGACACACGTCAAAGAGAAATGAATATTGATATGCAATTTTTGTTAAATACGCCGGTCAAAGATTTACAACAATTGGGATTAAATCCAAATAAATTGATTGAAAAGTATTTGAGAAAAAAGCCAGAATTGCTATTGGATTATGGGGATTATGTATTTCATAATGGAAATCCGTGGGCATTTTTGGAATACATTATAAGTGTATCAGCGGAACCGGCTATTTGCGTTAATTGAGGTGATTAAAACAACGAATCATGTATGAGATGAGTAGCGCACAGGATAGTTTTGTCAGCGTTTATTCGGATGCCCGTTCGGAATACACGAAGCAATTGTGTTTATTTATGACTCCTGCATATTTTAAATGGTTCATTTCTTTACTTGAAAAGGCCAGAGAAACTACGGTGAATGAGCCTAGAAAATTACTATGGCAGTTTCAGACATATTTAAATGATATTCCAGAATGGAATATGGAAAAACTGAATACGGAAATACACACTATTCAGACAAATATCGGTTGTGATTATCTCGAGGATTTATTGACGGCGGTTTTTATCGCTCATACGAAAGTATTAACGGCGATACGTTTAACGTCAAAGAATAAGAGAATTCAAATAACCGTGCCTAAGGTTGAACACTTTCTCTTTAAAGTTTTATGCGAGACAGCCAAATTATTATGGGGTTCGTCATATCTTTTCAATGAAAATACTACAAATATTGAAAAACAGAAAAATTACAGACAAATTGAATTATTAATTGTGGAAGGAATTCATCAGGCAATACGAACACTTGTTCCTGTAAAGTCTATATTGAAGGATTTTGTTAATCAAGAAGAAAATGAAGATGATGATGACGATAAAGTGGAAAGTGGACAGGATGATACTGAAAAACTTACGGAATTAAAATCAAAGGCAGTGGTGCCTGATGTTTTACCTCAGACTGCGGCAGAAGTGGGCGAAGTGGGCGAAGTTGCGAAAGTAAAAGAAACGGTTGCTGAACCCGTGTTAGAAACTCTACCAGAATCTACTGCACCGCTCGTAGCAGAGCCTGTAGTTTCTTTACCGCAGGTCAACTCTACAGAAAATACATCTGCAAGTCTCCCTGAAACCCAACAAATAATTAATATTTCCGAAAATCCGAAGGAAGTTAGTTTTACAAATTATGTGACAGTATTTTCGCCCAATAATCCTGATAATTCAGAAATAATCCGTGATTCTAATGATACATTATCAGATGACGGGTCGGGTAGTTTAAGCTTAGATTTTCTAGATGATGCACCTCAAAAGATAGATTTAAATGAAGTTATTAATCTTGAAAATAATGACGAACCAATGAGTTTGGATGATTATGAGGAATTAACCTTGTAGTTAAGACTAAAAAATTGGCTTCTCCTATTGTGGCACGCTTATTCTTTGGCTACAGCAAATGAATATTTAGAAATATTTATTTATCTAAAATGGATAATTACAAAAACCCTCAGAGCCAGGTGCAGGACTTGGGGCAGGTGGCACGGGACTTGGCGCAGGACTTGGCGCAGGACTTGGGGCAGGTGGCACGGGACTTGGGGCAGGAGGCACGGGACTTGGTGCAGGTGGCACGGGACTTGGAGCAGGAGGCACGGGACTTGGGGCAGGAGAGAGAGGAGTAGGATGAGGTTTATGTCCCGGATATTTGTCACCTCCGTGCCAGTCCCCCCGCCAGTCTCCATACCAACTATTTCGATTTCCCCCAATATACCAGGGATATTTCCATGTCGGATAGTCCCACCCCCTATCAAGTATATACACATCAGGCATTGAAGGATACCATACGGGAACAGGGTATGGATAAGATACTTTTGAATGTATTCTAGATGTATACCCTATCCATCCTGTTAGACCATATAAAGTAATAAATATTATTAATGTTACAAAAAGAATGATTCCAATAGTATTCATTCTATAATTTAAAATGATAAATATTTAAAATTTATTAGTCAAAATGAAAAATCAGATGTATTAATGCGTTTGCGTCTGATTTTTCAATACTAACTTCCTCCTAAGCGATAGTAATTAAATGGACTTTCAGCGCATATTGCCCTGGGTATTTATCAGTGGTCTATTTTTTTCTATATTGAGTTACGCAGCGAATCGCTATCACGGACGGGAAAGAAATATAAAAGAACTGGCTCAAGACTTTTTGGGTGGCAGTATATTTATAGGGTTATTATCTGCTGTCGTGCCTGATATTTTTCCAGATATTTCAAAGAAATTAAATATATCTGCTCTAAATCTTGGAAGTGCTACAAAAGTTCTTGGAGACGGTCTATCGGCAGCAAAATCGATTGCATCTATCGGTGGAGCCAGTAAAATGGATGATTTAGAACTCCAGGTAGGGCCTTTGCCAGGTATTTAGATATAAGCTAATTTATTCCGAACAATCGATTGAATAAATGCGCGTGTTTATAGGTATTCTTTCATTGGATTTTATCAAGAATTGTTTGAATTCATCTCTATTTATTTGCTCTCTAGGAATAGCATTTTTTATAGATACCGCTATTTTCTTATACAAATCAAAACCTGGAAAACGCTCTGTGTAATCTTTATTTACATAAATTGTTTTTCCATCACAATCCACGGTCCAACTCCACAAGAGATTAAATAATTTGGATTCCGTCTCAGGAACTTCCCAGCCCGATTCTTTACTAAGTATCTTTGTGGACTCAATAGGAATATTTTGCTTCTTTAGTCTATTTGTTTTCGATTTACTAATTGTCTTCGGTGGGGGTATTTCTTCGAATAGACCGTCCAGGAGACTAATCGCCAGGCGACTCAGGTCAAAACTGGGATTCGGACATATCTCTGGTTTTTCAGGATTGAAAAATGGACCAAAGTTATACTGTTCACCTGCATAGTTACCAGGCCAATGGTCATCACTTATGAAAATTTCATCATTAAAGGTAAAAATGGAACGGCCAAAATCTATGATACTAAATATACGCCCATATGTTGGCACCTTCCAGGTTCGTCCATCTTTTGACCTATAATATAGAAATCTATGTTCGGTTTTCCGCCACACTAAATTATTAGTATGTAAATCATTATGTGTAAATAATAATGCCTTCTGAAGGACACTTAGACACGCGACTACTTGAAAAATCCATGCGAGCCACAGATTATCCCACTCGGGTGTATCAATTACTATTCCATCTATTTCATCGGCATCTAGGAAATCATCCATAACACCTTCATTATTCTCTTGTAAAATACTAATTACAGGTATATTTTGTGATACTAAGGTAATTTCTATTTCCTCTTCATCCTCACCGTCCTCTTCGCCTCCGTCCTCGTCACAGTCCTCGTCCCCATCCTCGCCGTCCTCTTCGCCTCCGTTCTCGTCACAGTTCTCGTCACAGTTCTCGTCTCCATCCTCGCCGCAGTCTTCATCATCACTAATATACGAAGATTGTTCAGAATTATTTCGTTTATTAATTTTCAAAACAATAGCATCTCCTCCGATTTCCGATATACACTCACAATCGACATTTTCCAAAACCTGTTCACAATCATGAGAATTGTCAGATCCATCCAAATGAATATCCTCTATTTGGTCAAACTCCGATTTATATTGTCCATTATTATTTAAATGTGGATTTTTAATTAAAAACCCATAACTATCTAAATCGTCTGTATTTAGCTCCAATCTTCCCTGTTCCTTTTGTAAAGAGTTCCAAAACCAATTTTCATTACGTAAACTGTCAAATTGATCAGTTATTTTATATTCATACTCTCCTGCCAGTCCAACTCGCGCTCCATAAAAGTAAATACAATGAGGAGTAATATCCGTTTCTCTGAGACGACTCAATAGAAAATAGGCGAGACAATCAATGTAGGCCTGATTATCTCTACTTTGAATTTTTTCATACGTTTTTATCCAACATTTGTTATAATTTGGAAGAACAGGACATTTTGGTATACAATATTCTCCTTTTAATATACCAACGGGATCCAATAAATGGCAATTTTTAACAAATACAAGACGTTCAGATGTTGTTCCATTTTTGTGATCCAAAATATTTGCCGACCAGACCCTTGAACTTTTCCTATCTAGCCAACTGGAAACACTTAATTGAGAAGGCAATTCACAGTCAAAGTGGGAAGAATACTCGGGTATGGGGAAGACATTTAATCCAGGCCAGTATGTTTGAATATTCTTAAAGTCCCGGAAAGGATGGTTTGAAGAAACATCCGCAGACACAATCGCATCCGCCCATCGACAACAACTTTGTGAAAGTTCTTTGAGGACCGACTTCATTCTTCTTTTTTCAGGAATTAACAATCAATCTCATAATCGCACATATAGATTGCGCGTTTAAGAGATCTATATTTTACTATGTAAAATAGACTAAATGGCACAACAGGCACTCGATATAAACATTAGAAAATTCGATATGAGAAATATTCAACAGGATTCCGTTTGTGTTTTTATTGGTCGTAGACGAACAGGTAAAACGACACTCGTCAAAGATTTGCTATATCATCATCGAGATATGCCTATGGCTACGGTTATAAGTGGCACAGAGGAATCGAATGGATTTTTCAAAAAAATTGTGCCTCCTCTTTTTATCCACGGAGAATACAATCCTGTCATTCTTGAACGTTTTATGAAATGTCAGAAGACTTTGATGAGTAAGATGAATAAGATGAAGGAACTCGGGATGCCTTGTAATATCGATCCTCGAACATTCTTTATAATGGACGACTGTATGTATGACGATAGTTGGACTCATGATAAAAATATACGCTATTTATTCATGAATGGTCGTTGGTTGAAAGTATTTCTCCTAATCACTATGCAGTTTCCACTAGGTATTATGCCATCTCTCCGAACCAATGTCGATTACGTATTTATTTTACGAGAGCCTTATCTAAGTAACAGAAAGCGTTTATATGAAAATTATGGTTCTGCTTTCCCATCCTTCGAGTTTTTCTGCCAAGTTATGGACCAGTGCACGCAGAATTTTGAATGCCTGGTAATAAATAATACCAATACGACCAATAAATTAGAAGATTGTGTATTCTGGTATAAGGCTGAAACACATGGCGATTTCCGAATTGGAAGTCCAGAAATATGGGCGCACAGTGCTGCTCATTATAGAGAAAAGGATGATGACGAGGACGGTGGCATTGGGGAAATATTGGGCGCGAGAAAACTCAAGGGCCCGCCAATTACTATACGCAAAGTGTAGGAGAAATGGATAGAGTCTGGTCGGCATTTTGGTTCATGGTTATTGTAGTTGCCATGGTTGTTTTTTTACATGGACTCATTTACCCCAATACAAGTCAGCAAGAGGGATTCATGCCGACAACAGTAATATTATCAAATAGACGCTGTGGTGTTGATTTGCCCTCCTGTTTAGAAGGCGAACAATGTATAAATGGTTATTGTGCATCCACTGTCCCTCCGAAACTCCTTGATGTTACAGATTTACCAGTGCGTCCCCCAGCATTCAGTCCAGATCCATGGGCAAAAATGAATATTCCTGTGGACGGACATAATGAAAGTCTGAATGCATAATTGAACACAGACTATTAAAAAATACTGGTTAGATGTAGGATGGCCGTCAGTCGTGGTGTTGGTCTAGGATTATTATTTTTATTTTTTGTCTTGGCAGTTGCATTACTGCCTTTACTTCGTAGGTGGTCAATGACCTATTTAGAAGGCTATCAATCTGAATATGCGGATGCCGGCCTTGGGGGAAATGGGCAGGGACCCATGGGCCCAGGTCAATCAGTCCGCGTAACTCCGGATATAAACGTGGACCCTACTCTCGGATATGATAGTCGTTCACGGGATACGGCCCTGCCTTGTAATGTCGACGCGAATGGCCAGGTCTGTCCTGAGGGAACATTTTGTGATGGCCCTACGCGATCCTGTGTCCGTATTAATGCAGCGCTGATAAAAAATGAGGTCGTAGGGTATTATAGCTAAATTCAATAAATCAAAAATTCAAACGTAAGCATTCCATACTTTGTAGAGATTGCTTATGTTTATAATTTATTCACATCCTATTTGGCATTTATTAATTGTTGCTTGATACAACAGTATTCTCAGATTCGACCGTATTTGTCACCTGTGCTGCCTGGGTCGCCGCCTGTTTACGCGCCAGAGCCAAGTCCCCGACCGTCTCAAACATCGCATCTGATAGTTCCGTTGCTGTAACTTCCGTCTCGTTCCCCTGTGCTCCGAATACTCTCTTCCCAGAGCGTGAAGCGGCGGCCGCCGAATTCACCTCATCTTTACGGCGTTCATCGAAGAAACGCTCCTTGTTATCCTCATTTTCCTTATACTTCTTCATGATTGTATTCAATTGATCCTCGGCGTATTCCTGTTCCTGAACCTTGTGTGGTTCAGGATCCCAAGGCAACCATTTGCCTACTTCTCCTATAAAAATATTGAAATACTTGTCCTTCTGTTGTAGTTTCTTACCACGCATCTCGGCCTCTTTCGCAGTAGAATATACACCACGGACCTTCACACCGCGCATAGTTGTGGTAAAATCATTCTTGGCATGGAACTCTTCTTCGAGACGGTCAGACTCCTTATAAAGGAAATCATCATATGCCTGTTTAATTGTCGTAGCATTGACTGACTTCCTCTCACGCGTCATAAACTGCTTCAGACGGTCCATGCAGTCCTCAATGTGAACACGATTCTTACGGCAAATCTCGGCCTGCTCGAACATATTTTTCTTTTCAAGCTCTGTGGCATTCTCATCTAATTCATGATTCACATGTGTAACTAAATCAGCCACAAATCGTTCAAATCCTTTTACCTTATAATCAATTTCAAATTGATTTAGGAATTTTTCAAAAAAGAAAAGCTCTTTTTTATCTAATACTTTGTTTGGGCTTAGAAAACTTAGTAGGGCATATTTCTGGGACGGAATCTCGGGATCCTCGTCTAAAAAATCCTCCGTCGTCAATTTCTCGTGCTTACTCATTTCTTACTACGGTATGCCTGAGTGCTTTAGACTACTAAAAACTCAAATGTGTAAATACGCAAATTGCTGAGAATTCTTGTTATTCTGGTCAAATAAAAAAAATCTAAAGAAAGTATATATAATGGACTACGGAGTGGCTGAGGTTGTGAATCGCGTAATTAAATATCTGATTGAAGGCCTAGTGATTGCCGCTGCTGCAATCTACATCCCGAAGAAGGCTCTACCTATGGAGGAAGTTGCCACACTGGCGGTGCTGGCTGCAGTGGTGTTTGCCATCTTGGATGCCGTCAGCCCGAGCATCGGTGTTACGGCGCGCCAGGGCGCAGGCTTCGGTCTGGGCGCCAACCTGGTCGGTTTCCCCATGCGTCGTTAAACCCGCCGCTTAATTCATTTTCCCAGTGCACACTATTAGTTTAATACATCCCATTTATGTATGATATTGTTCGATAAAAATAAATTAATGCCTGATAATGTTTAGTTTATTTTATAAATTACTATTGTTATTGTGTAGAATTTTACACAAGACATGAGTCGTAACAATTCATATCATATTTGCTAAACACTCTTTTGAGTAGTAAGTATTAGCCCTCTATTAAGCTCTACCTTAGAACTTAATAGAGACATGATGGTTTTTTAATGTATTTAGGTCGTTCGTATATATTGCCAGTTCATATCTTGGCATATCTTTTGCCAGGTTTTATCTTGAGCATATAACTTATCCCGATTTTTGAGAAGAAGAAAACAATTCAAAAATTCATCCATTTCTAATAATTCACAGAATTTGTAAAGCACATACGAGTATGAGAGAAAATTTCGCCGCCCCTTCTGTTTGTGTTTAACGAAGCTGGGCTGAATTTCACGGAACATATGGCGCAATTTCTCTTCATTTTCACGGCTAATATGTGGGGCATTCTGGCCATTGAGGCGATTCATGATGTGCGGTATATGCTCATAATATTTGGCGCACTTGAGTTTTCGCAGAATTTCACGGAGTTTCTTGGGAGTAAGTGTGGACATATCTGTGATGCGTTCCTTTTTGAGTTGGACAAGAATGTTATCATATATTTCCTGGGGAATTTCGGTATTTTCTTTGGCCTGGAACTGCGCCAGTAGTTCGTTAAAATGGTTAATTTTCTTATAGGCATAGTAACTATTTTCTCTAGGAGGATCCTTATAGGAAGGTTTATCACTGTCTACAAGGATATGATCCTGATAACCACATTGAGGACATATTAGTAGAGCTTCATTTAAACACATATTCATTTCAGCACCACAATCTTCGCAATACGTCCAGGGATCTTCAATATCTATCCCCTGTTTGGCCATTTCAGGTTCTTCACGAATCAAATATTGATTTAATAAATCATTTCTTTGTCCAACATTTCTATTTGGCTCCTCCTCAGGATCGGTTATAGCATCCGCTGCGGAATCATCGGCAACTTCCTCTAGAATTGCCAGGATAGAACCAGGTTTCGCTTTTATTTGACTGCCGGTCGGCTTTTCTCCACTCTGTATTTTTTCTTGGGCTTCATAGTAATTAAATAAAATATCGCCAGAGCGAAGATAGTAGTCATTGATTTTATCCGACGTTTCAATGAGCTTCAATTCTTTTAGTAGTGCATCCCTCTGTCTTTCGAGTTGCCATGCAATAATGTCACTTGTAGACGATTCAATATCTCTATTAAGTTTTGCAATTTTTTGATGCAATTCATTGACATGTTCTTTTTCATTTTTAAAATTCGCAATTTTTTCAGCATGAATGGCATCGAGCATAGCACGGGTCTCCGGATTGGAACGTTTTGAACTTTTCATTTTAAAAAACACATTGTTGGTCGACTTGCTCATTTCGATTAAAGAGAAGGAGGGGAGACCTAATTATTTTTCCCATTACGCAATGAGTTTTAGGTTACTATATAGGAAAAATGGAAATTATATGCGGACGGGAAAAACGCGCTCGTCCAAATTTTTTTTGTTGGCTAAAGATATATAGACAGAAATGACGGGCGGTGGTCTTATGCAGCTAGTGGCTTACGGCGCGCAGGATGTATACCTGACGGGCAATCCTCAGATCACCTTCTTCAAGGTAGTGTATCGTCGTCACACAAACTTTGCCATGGAGTCCATTGAGAACCCTTTCAATGGTGCCCCGAACTTCGGCAAGAAGGTTACGTGCACGATCCAGCGCAACGGTGATTTAATCCACCGTATGTATCTGCAGGCCACGCTGCCGCAGGTGCAGCTCCAGTCCAGCGACGGCAGCGGCGCGCAGTTCCGCTGGCTCAACTGGGTCGGCCACAACCTCATCGCCTATGTGGAGCTGGAGATTGGTGGTCAGCGCATCGATAAGCACTACGGCCAGTGGCTGCATATCTGGAATGAGCTCACGCAGGAGCCTGGCAAGCAGGCCGGTTATGCGAAGATGGTTGGCAACGTGCCTGAGCTGACGAATCTGCTGCTACAGGGCGGCAACACGTGCGACAATGACTGCTACAGCGGTGAGCCTCTGACGTCCGAGACGGTGCTGTCCTGCGCGCCGGCCTACACGCTGTATATCCCTCTGCAGTTCTGGTTCTGCCGCAACCCGGGTCTGGCACTGCCGCTGATCGCCCTGCAGTACCACGAGGTGCGTATCAATCTGGAGTTCAATGCACTGAACAACCTCTGCTGGGACCAGACGCCTGGCAACACGGACCCGCATGCGGTCCGCACGCGTGTGGCCCAGACGGGTCTGGCCGCGGCCTCCCTGTATGTGGACTACATCTACCTGGACACGGATGAGCGCCGCAAGTTCGCGCAGGTGTCCCACGAGTATCTGATCGATGTGCTGCAGTTCACGGGCGGCGAGTCCATCACATCCTCGGCCAACAAGCTGAAACTGAACTTCAACCACCCGTGCAAAGAGCTCGTGTGGGTTGTGCAGCGCGATTCCTTCGTGTCCTGCGATGACAACGTAATTGGCCCCTACAAGGGCCAGCAGCCGTTCAACTACTCAGATTGGTGGGATCGCTCCGTGCTGGAGAGCGGCTACTCCGTTACGCGTGTGGAGGGCATGGCGGGCAAGAACCCTGTCATCACGGCCCTGCTCCAGCTCAACGGCCACGATCGCTTCCAGTTGCGCGATGGCAACTACTTCAACTGGGTGCAGCCCTACCAGCACCACACGAACATCCCTGCCGTGGGTGTCAACGTGTATTCCTTTGCTCTGCAGCCTGAGCAGCACCAACCGAGCGGCACGTGCAACTTGTCCCGTATCGACAACACGACGCTGCTGCTGACGGTAAGCAACAACGCGGTGGGCACGAACCTGAGCTCCACGGTTTACGTGTATGCGACGAACTACAACGTGCTCCGTATTATGTCTGGCATTAACTTCGCAGTATTTATGGCAGTTTACACGACCATATATTGCGGGTTTGCAATCGCAAACCACCTGTGCCAAACAGCTAGCTGCCTTGCGCTACTCGCGCAGGGGGAAACAGTGTGACTAGCTAGTGGTCTTGGAGAAATCCAAGACTGCAAGATGACCTGGTTGCGGGAACACCCTGACAGCCTTTGCTACTACCTTGCCGTGGAAACACAGCAAGGAACCCAGGATAATGACCTCGGGCATAGTAAAAACGCAAAGGATTGGGCAATCCGCAGGCGAGTTTCTAAGGCCGCTATGATAGGCTATGAAACCGTTTCAGAGACTGCAAAGGCATCGGTATCCTGTGAAGGCCTAATCAGCCTGAGGGTGCCTAAGGTACAGTCCGTCCCACAAGGAAACTTGTGGAAAGTCAAGCCAACGGGGTGGGCTTGCTTACAGTAACTAAACGCATATTTCTTATATTTGTATTGTATTTTACACTACGGTATTAATTATGAGTTTGAATAATTAAAAATAGAAATTAAAAAATATAAAATATAAAAAATAAAAAATAAAATATTTTTTAGATAGTAAAATTTGATTTCTAAAAAGTATTTAAATATCTATAGAAAGTATAATATGGACTCTGACCTTAAAATACCAGATGGATATATAATTATTAAGAGAATAGATGGATTTAGAAGACAGTATGGTAAAAATGCTGGGCTTGAAACAAATTGGGGATATGAAGTGAAAGATTCTAATAATAACGACTATATACTTATATTTTGTAGACCAAGCGGATTTACAATTATTGATAAAATACAATATGATAAAGTAAAAAATATAAATGGCGTTGATGTTACTTGGTCTATATTTCCTCATGGATATGTAGGTTGTCATATAAAAGAAAACGGTTTTGATAATATTCTCCTACTTCACCAATATCTAATGAATCATCGCGGACATGGCCAGGGACAGGACTCGGTTGATCACATTAATCGCAATAAACTTGACAACAGACTCGCAAATCTTCGCATTGCGTCGCAGTCAGAACAGAATGAAAATACTGGCAAAAGAACTCGAAAATATAATGCTAAACCGCTTCCTGACGGAATTAGGCATGAAGACCTTCCAAAGTATGTAGTGTATTACAATGAAAAACACGGCGAAGGACGACGCGAATTCTTCACAATTGAGAAGCATCCTATTCAGAAACTCAAGGAACAAGGTGTAGAGGATTTGCGAACAGACCAACTCAAAAGGGCGCGATGGGCATCCTCTAAATCCAAGGATATGCATATTCAGGACAAACTCGGCCAGGCCAGGGAGTATTTGGCATTTCTGGATAGATTAATGTATACTTAATTAAAAGTATTTATTTTTTTATAAATCCCATGCTCGCACCCCAGTCCCCACCTCAACCCATCCCAGAGCGACAATTTTAACCCGCACATTTTGTATTTCATCGTATAGATAAAATGTCCGGTAAATGTCAAGCCCAAATTAACCAGGGACCGCGGAAGGGACAACTCTGTAACAGGCCGACAGATTCTGCCAAATACTGTCCAAAACATGCCCGCCAGCAAATTGTAGACAGCGCCATCGAACAAAACGTTCGCTATTGCGACATTGCCCGCGGATGTTTCACACCACTAGAAGATCATCAACACAAATGCACACACTGTCTTCATAAGGCTCGCATCAGGGACAGAAAAAGAGAAGACAAGAAACGACAGGACGAAACACTCTGTCTAGATTGCGGCAACACCCTGACAGATGATACCCGAGCAAAGGGGAAACATGATAAACCGCTTAGACGCTGTGTCCCTTGTTATGAAAAACTCCTAAAATGTGAATCAAAACGCCAAGAGCGTGAACGGAACTACAAAGCAGAAGCATTCACGAATAAACATGTCATATGGAATCACTATGTCAAAGGAGCGTGCACACGTAAAATAGATTTTACACTCTCAAAAACATTCTTTAATTCCCTTATCGTCCAACCTTGCTTCTACTGTTCCTATTCAGTCCCAAATGAAGTCAATGGTATTGACCGCATTGATAACAATAAAGGATACATAGAAAGTAATTGTATTCCTTGTTGTCAATTCTGTAATAGTGCAAAAGGAATGCAACATCCCCAGGAGTTTATTGATAAACTCTTGGCAATTCACATATTTAAAATAAAAACAATCCCTATTAATCCTTGCTTAATAGAAAAATGGGCGGCTACATACCTATCTAGAACACAAAAAAACTTCAAATCATATCAAAAATCTGCGAATAAGCGCAATGTTGAATTTAAATTATCTGAGGATGAATTTCATACACTTGTTTCTCAACCGTGTTATCTCTGTGGAGTTCCTGTGGATGAAAATAATAAAAATGGTATTGATAGGTTTAATAATAATTTTGGATATTTCACTGAAAACTGTAGACCGTGCTGTGGACATTGTAATCTTCTTAAGAAGGAACTACTTTATGAGAAGGTCATCAAAATTGCTGAAAAAGTAGCACAAGCTGAAAAATATGAGTCATTAACGGCATATTTCAGTAGATTTGTTATTGAACCTCGCATATCAAAGATTGAAGCGCGTATTAAACAAGAGGAGCCCGCAAGTTTTCCAAATATACCGAGAGAATACAAACCTCTCAATGAAATAATCCATCCGTTGCCAGAAACTACACGGGAAATTCAGGCAATTCTTTCATCACAGGAGCCGCCTTTAGCCGAGCCAAACGGCCAGCTCCAGCCAAAGCAATGGAAAGCCAAACAAATCTGGGAACACTACCAGGTCTCAAATCTCACATCCTATAAAGTCTACTGTGAAACAAACAACAAACTTGACGAAGACTGGGAAGATATATGGGCGGAGTTTGAAACTAATTTGGCGGCAATGAAAACGTTC